TCCGACACAAAGAATCGTTATAGATGTTACACCAGTGGGAACAGTCCAAGTATACTGTTGAGAAACCGTGGTAGGGTTTTTAAACAGTGCATCTCCCGCAACAGCAAATTTATCCGAAAACCAAAGACGATAAGCGTAATGTCCATTTATTCCCCAAACACCATTATTGGAGCCTACAAGGCTATGCGCGGGTTGTCCAATCAAACCACTGGTGTTGCGCCATCTGTTCCCCATGTCATTACTCTAAGATCTCGTAAGAACAAAAACCTTTTAAATCACTATTAGCAGACGCAGATAGTCTAATTGCGTCCCCTTCTTCGAGGTAGATACCTGCATCTTTAGCAATAAGAACTAACGTTGAATCAGCAGGTACTTCTATATCGAATGCAAAGTAATGTTCCGTACTAGATCGTCGCAATGAGGCTCGAACATTAGCGGAGTTAGCACCATCAATATTTGAAATAATCAAGCTGTTAACTTTATAGACTTTATTACTAGCGGCAGCGTTTGTCGTGATCGACGTTAAAGTCGTTGTTATAGTCAAAATGTCTGTTTTACCAGTAATTGTGTCTACTGCGACTAGATTAGGAGCAGCCATGGTTTATCCTCCGAATATCATCGCATAAGCAATTGCTCTGCGTCTTGTTGTTAAAATACCATCTTCATCTGGAACAGTAAGGGTTCTATCTGCGGTAGCTGTTTCAGCCGAAACCCTTACGTCATAGGTTCCTGTGTTGAAAACTAAGTCCGCGCTGTCGTCAACAAGTATACTGGCATTAGAAGCCCCATCACTAGAACCTTTAATCTGAAATACACTAGATAGAGAACCGTTAGATGTAACCCGAAAGTCAAAATTAGATGCTCGGGCTACGGTACCTGGGTCAAGTATAGTTGAGCCTAACATCGAATAGGTTGTATCACCGGTGCCCGCTGAAGTTCCGTTTCCTCGGTAATAAATCCAACCTAGACTGTCGCCTGCAACACCCGCGTTACCTCCTCGGGTGTTATGCATAAACATTTGAACACCCGCAGTACTGTCGCCTGTGTTTTTAAAACGAACTGCGTCACTACCCGAAACCGTTTCGTGATGAAAATCGGCTTCTTTAACAAAAACAGCGGGGTCACTGGTATCAAACTCAAGCATAGATGGATCTGTCGCCGAGCCAATTTTCAAGGCAGAAGCTTCAGAGGCTTTAAGTGTAACAGTCTTAGTTTCTTCAGTTAGGTCGGTTAGAAGAACGGTGCCCGTTTGATCTGGTAGTGTAATAGTTTGATCTGCAGTGGGGTCAACTACAGTGACAGTCGTTTCAAAAGCGTCGTCGGTTGCGCCTTCAAAAATTAAATTATTGTTTGTAAAAAAGTGAAAACCGCTAGTAGTAAACTCTCCAATCTCTTCACCATCTATTCTTATTCGGAGTGAAGAATTAGTAGCTTGAGCAGCAAGATCAACATCTAGAAAATATGTGTCGCTCCCACCCGCATCATTAAAAATTTGGAACTGACTAGCATCAGGATCTGTATCTACAAGTTTAAAATTTGGGTTACTACCTTGGAACACAACCCGTCCATTAGATGTACCCGTTGTAACAATTCCAGTAGAAGGGTCTTGAACCAGAACGCTACCAGTTACATCTGGAATAGTTACAGTGCGATCTGCAGTTGGATCAGTGACAGCTAATGTTGTTTCAAAAGCGTCTTCCGTAGCACCTTCAAATACAAGACTATCTGCGGATCCTAAAGTTACACTACCGCTAAGATCCCCTGTAACATTACCAGTAACATTACCAGTAACATTACCAGACAAGGCACCTTCAAATGTACCTGCAACGATTGTCCCTAAATTGTAAGACGGATCTGTAGGATTAATTGTGCCCTGTGGTACAGGATCATACTCGTCTAGGAACTTCCATTTTGCATCGGTAACATCAAAGTACATACCAACGTGAGTATACCCCACGCCTGTAGTTCCTGTGTTTCTGTTAGAGAAAAATCCTGTATCGACGTTAGTAGGCCCCGCAGTACCTTCCCACTTATCATTTAAAGTGTGACCTGTGGTTGCACCAAACTCTACCGAAATATTATCAGCACTATGTATAAGCTGCGCACTTCCCGTAATAGCGTTTCCAGTAGACAACGTGGTTACAAAGTCGTCTAAGCTAACAGCAAATGTATCTGGTGTTCCTACACTATCAATTTTAACGTAGTATGTTGTGGGCGTTGTCCCTGTAAAATGGCCTGCAAAAAACGCGTCATCGAGTCCCGTTCCAACAAAGGTTGTTCCCGCTTCACCGATGGAGTCGCCCTCGTTAGCACGATAAAACGGAGCACCTGCCGTAACGTCTGCGGTAGAAACAGATGTGGTGGTGCCAAGAACTGTAAGGTCACCATCAACCTGTAAATCTGTACCGATATGTGCAGATGTCCTAACCCTAAAGCTATTTACAGAGTGGTTTTGTTGGTTAACAAGAAGAACACCTTCTGTGGCATGAGAGGAGACAACCCAACCTAGACACATAGGATAGTTAGGATATGTAGGAGAAGCGTTTTGCACTGCCCCCGGAGTAAGACCAACAAAGAAGTTTGTATCAGCATTTAGTCCTGACGTATCTACCCCAAAAATTTGCCCCGCAATAATACAATACCCTTCGGCACCGTTTGCAATATCTCCTGCGGCAAGACCTTGCGCGTTGTATGCATTTACATCCGTAGCGTCTGCCAAACCAACAGTTGGAATCTCATATGTACCAACAGAGTGGTTCCCACTAAAGTAAAGCGGTTGTCCTTTTAAGATAGTAGAACCTGTGTTGTTATATACACGTTGGTGTTCTTCGATTCCTATCTCATGCTGTATATTAGAAATGTCACTGTAGTAATTAAGAGTTTTATGTTCCGCGTCATAAAACACACGACCTTCTTGGTGCGTTGGGTGGTTGATTGCGGTAAGATCCATATAGCTAGAAAAGCTTGGATTATTGTTAAAAGTAGTAGTCGCTCCAGACGCATATGTCGTAGTACTAGACGCGTCGTTAGCTATTGTCCCAGAAGACGTTAACGTACCGTTAAGTGTAGATGTTCCCGAAACATCCACACCGTCACTAAAGTCTACGTTCCCTGTAAAAGTGCCCCCATCAGCTACAACAATATCGTCCGCTGCTACAGTTACAATTACGTGTGTAAGCGCAGAGGCATCAATTCTATTTCCTGAATTTGAACTCTCAAGAACAGTTGTTCTTGAAAGCGTGGTACCAGAGGATGTGTATACTCCAGAACCGATTTCAAATTCGTCTGAATCTTCCAGAAGGTAACGAACTGTTTGCCCATCCGTAATTCCTGCGTCACTAAAACTTTGAAAACCTGCTAGAGGAGTACCAAGCGTAACACTTACATTTGTACCCGGAGCACTTGCTACAGATACTTTTACTCTATTAGCTAGTTTGGTGGGCATTGGACACCTTTAGGCTATACGGATAATCGCGTTTGTTGCATCCGCGTTAGGGAAAACGACTTGGAAAGTACCACTAGAAGAACTCTTATCCGCGCCAAAAGCTAAAATAGCTACCATAGGATTCGTCACACTGATCGATCCTGTGTTTGGTGTACTATTGTAGATAAATGCTCCAAAAGAAGTAAAAGACGAAGATGTCCACTCAGCGTCGTTAAAGTCTGTAATAGCAGTTGTGCCACTTAAAGACGGATCAATGTTTGTGAGTGTTTGTGCGTCTTGAGTGTAACCGCTACCTGTAGGTAACTCTGCACCCGAAACACTAGTTACATCGGCATAATTTGTTGTGGTAGCATCAAAAGTGTTTGTGCCCGTAGTAGATGATTCTTGTCCAAACAAACCTATTTTAAAAGTGTCGCCGGACGCAGCAAAATCGTGCACACCGAACAAAAGCTCTTTTTTGAACGTGTTACACATCGCTGTAGTTAACGCTAGTGTCATTTAAAGTCTCCTTATATGTTCAGCAAGCTCGGGGTGACCTGCTTCTTGTATCGCATTATACACAGTTACACGATCATTGCGAACTGATCTTTTCATGTACTCTATTAGCAAAATCAGCAGCTTTTGTCTAAAGGCAACTGCCTGATCTCGTATTTCTTGAGGAGCCGTGTCTGAAACATGTAATATCTTATCCGCACATTGCTCTGCTAACTCCTCGGGCGTTAAGCCTCGATTATCTGTTGTGATAACCTTAAAATTTAATGCGTTCATTGTTTCTGTCTCACTACTTTACCCATTCTATACTCATCTGTGGTTTGTTTTGCCTCACCTAGCATTTTCAAACCAAGCATAGAATCTTGGAATCTTGCTGTATACTGTTGGATAACATCAGGTTCTGATTTCATAAAAGTTGCCGCTTCAACTAAAGAACCATACAGCAACGACATTTCTGCGTTTTCACTAAGCCAAGTGGTCGCGCTATCGGCTCCCGCAGTTATACTTTGAGGTCGATAAAAATAACTAAGCTGAACAGTATACGCTGAGTCAGGTTTAGGAGATAAAATAAAGTTTATATTATCAAACTGAGCATAATACCTTGGCTGTCCTGCGTCGTCAGTGTCGTTTTGATAATCACGCAAAAAACTCACATCTTTATAGTCAACGTAAAAAATCTCATTGTCTGTATTTGACCAACTTAAAGAAAAAGGTGCCAGAAAATCGTCTGGAATGCGTAAGTATTGATTGTTCGCGGTCATTGAAGCCGTAGCATTTTTTCTAAACAAGTTTAGCTGTACGTTTTTTAAAATACGTTCTTCAGCCTGACGGATAAACAAGGGTATATTGTTTACAAACGTAACTTCGTTGTTTTCAGTGTAATCTTGTATCGCTGTTTTTAGCTGTAAATATGTTAGAGCCATCTATGCCTCCACCGTTACTGGTCCGGCAGAAGCAACTGTGCCTCCACCCTTTAGGGTTGTTGTTGTAAAATACTCCCCGTAAATATCTAAGTTATTTACCATAAACGGAAGCATTGTTCCTTCAATATACGTCACTACATCTGCATATTTGCTGTTGGTGTAAACATTAGCCCCACTAGCACTTTCTGCCTGCCAAATATAACCTGGGTTAAATGGGTTATACGGTGGAGCCGTTGTAGTGTAACCAGGAGTTTTAGGATCAGTCCAATTATCCGCATACCAAACGTGAAAAAGCCAACCGCTATTCGTCTCGCCGCCAGTATCTCCCCCGTATTGATCGCTTGAAAAAAGAGTATTTGCTTCCCCACGAGCAGGAAGAAAGCCTCCGTCAGGAGTCCACCATCGTTCAAACGGTAAAGTAAATTGCGAAGAATATTGACCTGATGGGTATACCAACCCTAATTCACCACTTGAATAGTACTGGTTAGAGTACCAAAGATCGTACTGTTTTGGATACCGTGGCCCTTGTCCCCCACCTATTTGCGCATTCCCTAACGGTATGTCTTTTGAGATCATCGTCGCTTTGAATGTTTCAGTCCCATACTGAAGTTGATCATACTTAGCAAACGGATCTTCCGACGCAATTGTAAAGGAGTAATTATCTGCATCTATCTTGGTTATGGTGTGACCATCCGAGTCATTTAAACGAGTAGACGTAACAACACCAAAGCCTTGTGCTTTTCTAAATCGAACCGTGTCCCCAGTCTCTCGACCATGAGACGGTTCAAAAACCTTAATAGTCAACGTTCCAAAACCAAAACCAGATGTTACGCTAAAAGGGTTCTTTTGCAGTAAAACTTCTACTGCAGGTTCTTTCCTATCGGGTCTTGCGTTTTGCAGAGCTTGAGGATCAGGGCTAATTCTAGGTGGAAATAACTGTGGGTGCTTACTTTCGTACTCATCAGGGCCAACCAACGA